CACTGGCAACTGATCTCCGGACGCAAATATGCTTGCGGGCGGATTGGAGAAATCGTCTCCATCCGCGACTCACGGGTCAAACGGCGGTGCAGAGTTAAAGACGTTTGGGAGGTGAGTCGTATGCCAGAGGCGGCCAAGGACGAGTGGCAAAAATATGTCACAGACCGGAAACCGCGGTACACGGGTTACTCTTACAGGGTGCGGAAGATACTGCGGGACAACCCACAGTATGGCTTCAGCTATGAAGTAGAGTGGCGTGTCGATAACACTAATGTCTATTACGTTTCTATGAGCAAAGAGCTTGAGGACAAGGCGTTTGAGATGCAACACCATCTGTGTGACGAGCATTACTGTTACGGTTTAGAAGAAGTGCTTACTAGACTAACAGATATGCTAGAGTTCGCAGAACAACACCACTAATCAACAAGGCTCCGCTCCGGCGGGGCCTTCTTTTGTTACGGTATACAGTATATAGGCCAGAAATTAAAAAAATATTTTTTTGAAAAATATAGGCGGTACAGACGGTACAACGGTACAAACCGTATTAAGGTATTTATTTATATAAATATTTTTGTAGCATAAACTTGTACCGTCTATATTTACAAGACGGTACACAAAAAAACCAAAATCTCCTAATGGGGGTGCTGCGATATTTTTTTTGAAAAATATTTTTTGGCTCTATATAAAAGAAATCGTTATCTAATTAACTGGAGAAGTTTATGGGTAAAGTTGTTGAAACGCGGGGCAGGAAAAAATCCACTGTCAACAGCCCGTTGACACGCAAGCAGGAACTTTTTGTAAAAGAGATCGTCAGTAAGGACGGTCAGATAACTTTGAGAGAGGCCGCAATCAATGCCGGTTACTCTGCCACCTCCGCACATACGCGGGCTTATGAGCTAACCAATCCCAATACATCCCCGCACGTTGTGGCGGCTATCCGTGCTTATAGGGACGAGTTGGACGCAAAGTATGGCGTGACTTACCAAAGACATCTGCGAGACCTTCAACTAATACGGGATGAGGCTTTGACTAACGGGGCTTACTCTGCCGCCGTGCAAGCTGAATACAGGAGGGGGCAAGCCCAAGGCGACATCTATGTCAACAAATCAGAAATCCGTCACGGGTCGATTGACAGCATGAGTAAGGATGAAGTTTTGAAAGCTTTAGAGGATATTAAACAAAGCTATGCCCCTGTCACGATCAACATCACGCCGGAAGAAAACGACAACACCCAAAATCGCGGTAAAGCGAGAGAGCGGCTTTTACAAGCAAATGCGGGAGGCGACGCAACGCCTGAACCGGAAGATATTACTGACGAGGATTGAAAACTCTGTTGGTGCAGGAATACCAGACGTTTTGCTTTGTGATGAGCAGGGGACGTTCCACTTTGTAGAATTAAAATTTTTGACCGGTAACGCCGTCACTTTACAGCCGTCTCAAGTTGCGTGGTTGTCGAGGCATCAGCATTCCCCAAGTTGGATATTGATAAAGAAGCAACCCAAGCCGGAAGTCCCGCCAGAAATGTTTTTGTATCCGGCTAGCGCGGCGGTCGATCTTAAAATGGACGGGTTGCAATCCGTAGAGCCAATACACCATCAGGAACACCCGTTTAATTGGGACGTGCTTTTTGACTTGATATGTCCCAGATAATCCTATATATGAGGGTATCGTTAATTAACACGGGAGTTTTAAACAATGATAGACGTTAAACAGAAAATCCACATTGAGTTGGTGGAGTTATATAACTTGGCATACCAGAACAATTTGCCGGATCATATATTGGGGAAGTTGTCCAATGTTGAACATCTAATTTGGGAACTACGCCGACGTGAGGATAAAGAAAAAGAGGGAGGCGTCGCTTGATGTTTATATTCAGTTGGATTGGCCGTTTGTTATATGGTCCGGATTGGGAAAAGCACACACAAAAGAAAACCCGTTATGTAAAACGTAGGCGGAGATAAAATGCAAAAAACAGCGACGTGTTTATATACTGGCGAACAAGTGATCGTTTTTCCATTGTTTGCCATGCGAAAGCCGGAAAGTTATTTAATAAAATATAATCCGGAAACAGTCGGAAATAAATCGGGCGCGATTAGATGGGCGCACGTCACCGAATTAAAATTTTAGAAAATGGCCCCGTTATCTTGACGGGGCTTTTCTTGTTCTATATATGGGACAAATCGCATTCAACACGGGAGCCATTGCAATGCTTAAAACTGTTAAAAATTCAACCGCCAACAAAACCGCGGGCTTGGCCGTGACATATCGTGCCGGTGACGGGGACAATTTCGGCACTTGTCCCGTCGACTGTAAATTGAACGATAGCGGGCGCGGTTGCGGAGCCAGTCAAATAGACTTTGAATATCTGGACGCTGTGCTTGATGCCAAGCCGCGCCGCGGTGAAAGTTTTACTTACTCACATTTCCATCCGTTATATTGGGCGCATAAATTAGCTCCGAATAAAACGACTATAAACTACTCCGCCGATACATTGTCGGAAGCCGTGCAAATTGTTAAAGATAAAATCGCGCCGGTTGTCACTGTTGTTAAAAAATCATTTTGGAAAAATGGCAAAAACGCAATCGCCGATGGGGTACGGGTTGTTCGCTGTCCGGCGGAATATTTAGATCACGTCGGTTGCGTAAATTGTGGTAATGGCAAGCCGTTATGCGCCCGCTCAGATCGTGATTATATTATCGGCTTTACCGGCCACGGGGTCCGCAAAAAGAAAATCGAGAACGACGAACGGGGCGGGTGTTATGCCGCGGGCGGTAATGTTGCTATTCACTGGCGGGCAACCGCCGGACAGGACCAGCAACAATCCGACGAGGACCGGTTGCGGGCTTTTGTCCGGACATTATCACCGCGGGCTATTATTCGGCATCACGTAGCCGGTGACATAGGGGCGGAATAAAACTTCTAAAAATTCAAGCTTGCATTATATGCGAATATATGAGACAACCAAACCGGCGGCGCAATAATGCCCGCCGGTTTTTAACTTTAAACGGGAAAAATAGAACCATGACACATAACATTGAAAACAACAAAAATTCGCTTTCGGCTTTACTTCAAAAGGTACAGGATCAGGCCAGCCGCGCCGCCGATTACTTGGCCCCGACTAATGATTTGCTGAAATCAACAACCGAAGATGGAAAGCCGCAAATTATTGTTGAACAACGCGGTGGGGAACCGACGCAATTTTTTGACGTTAACGACGTAGCGTTTGGGCAAATTGCCAGCCATGCGGACATTGACACCCGCACGGCCCGCCGGTTGCAATCACGATATCCCGCCGAATTCGACGGGCTTGTGAATGCTATTTGGCAAAATGAACCCGCCGTTCGTATGATACGGACGCATCACAATGTAACAGAACAACCGGCCACGTTTGGCGGCGTCGGCTTAAACGTGCCGCCCCGTTCTCAGTGGAACGACGCGAAAAACCCCAATGGGACCGTGCGGGCTTTTGTTTCCGATAAGTTCAAAACTTTCGACAACGTCAATTTGTTGGAAGCCGCATTACCACAATTAATGGACAACCCCGCCGCGTTCCAAGTGGTTAATGCCGACGTGACCGAAAAGCGTTTATATTTGCGGCTTAAATCACTGGTCCAGACCGGCACGGGCGCGGCGTTAAATGATTTGATGGCAAATGGTATCGGCTTGCAAAATTCCGAAGTAGGCGCGGGGTCTGTCAGCGTTTATCAAATCGCGTGGACACTGGCTTGCCTTAATGGAATGCAAACCCAGAATAAAACCCGTTCCAGCCATATCACGTCGGCGCGTGATACCGACGATTGGGGGCTGTTATCGGATCAGGCGAAAGACGCCGACAATAAAGCCCTAGAATTAAAAATTCGGGACCTAGTAGGGGCTTATTCCAGTCGCGACGCATTTGATCAAGTTATTGAGCAAATGAAAAACGCCGCCGCCGACATTATCGACGGGGTGGCCGTCGAGAAAACCGCCGTCGTTGAAAGTTTGGGCAAGGTGATGCAATTGACCAAAAAAGAAAAATCAAATGTGTTGGACGGGTTGCTGGATACTATCGGGCAAGCTGGATATGAAAACGGCAAGCCCCTTTCCCGTGCGACGCTGATTAACGCCGTGACGGCTGTCAGTCATAAAGCCGATACGGATGACGTTGATATGTGGCAACAACGCGGCGGCCAGCTACTCAATATGAAGCCCGCCGATTGGAACCGCGTCGCCGCCGTGGCCGCATAACCGGCCCCGCAATATTTCACACTGGCCCGCCCTAACCGGCGGGCCTTTTTTTATGGGGTTTACACATATGGGATAATATGAGACAACAGATTGTCGGGTGGCCGTGGTGGCCGCCCCTGTTTAAACTACGGGAAACTTAAAAATGGAAAATCAAAACTTCATACCAGCCGAAACATTGGACCCACGCGACGCCCAAATTGTGGAGCTTGAAAAAGAGCTTGAAACCGTGCGGGCGGCCAGTCAAAAGGTCTTTGCCAATCAAGAAATACTCAGCAATACGATAATGGGCGTTATCGGGGACAAGGTGGAAGCCCTGATCGAAAGTTATGTCGACAATGTCAAAGATGACGTAATGGACGAATTCAGCATTTACGACTACCAGTCAGAAATTGACGATATGATCAGCGAACGATTGCCGGATGAAGAGGATAATTTTTCCAGCTATGACGACGTGAAAAGCTTGATCAAAGAAGTGTTGGCCGGTTCCACTTTGACGCTGGATATCGAATGATGCGGTGGTACGATTGCGAGCCGTGTGGCATTCGCTATGCTGACATCATTCACGACGATTGTCCCGAATGCGGCAATTCGAACACAACCCCAACCGCGCCTGAGACGATCATTCGTTTGGCCCCGTTGTCTGATTATCAGATAGGGGATTTCACGATAAAATTTTTCAGCGACGAATAAGCCTCACACAAGCCGACAACAGCCCCGCCGGTGGTAACCTACCGGCGGGTTTTTTTATGCCCGTCATTGGCCTTTAAAACCGCCTTTAATACCAGTTAAACTTGCCGGACCCCGTCCCGCGTTCCCAGTCCTAAACCTACCGGCCCGTGGCCCGTGGTTCGGTTGCCGGTAAAATTTAGGAAAGTTTACCGGCCAGCTGGACGCCGGATCTGGACGCCGGTAATCGTGCAGCCGGAACGAAAGCCCGTGTTTTGCGGTCCGCGGCCCGCGGTTCGGGTCCCTTCCTAGATCGGGTCAAAAACCGCGGAAAACCGCCAAAAATCAGCGATCCGCGAGCCGCCGCCCACGCGCTGGCTAGCGCTAGCTAGGGCCATGTTTCTCTCAAATATTCATGTGAAAAACGGTATGAATGTTTCACGTGAAACATTGCCTAAATATTAGGCAAATGATTATAGCTTGTTCACTGTTAAATAATTGTGCATATTTCTGCACATATTTTGTGCAATTAGGGGCCCCCGATGGATGTTTCTGATCAGGAGATCAAGCTTCGCCTTCGTCTAGCGCAGATTGAGAAGAACGAAGCGTGTCGCGAGGACTTTTTAATTTTTGTAAAAAACATGTGGCCGGAGTTTATTGCCGGTCGTCACCATAAAATTATTTCTGATAAGTTGCAGCGGGTGGCGTCGGGTGAGCTAAAGCGTTTGATCATCAACATGGCCCCGCGTCATACGAAGTCAGAGTTTGCATCCTTCTTGTTTCCTGCGTGGATGATGGGTAAAAATCCAAAGATGAAGATTATTCAGGCAACTCACACGACAGAGCTTGCCGTTAACTTTGGCCGTAAAACAAAGAACCTGATTGATAGCGATGACTACAAAGACATATTTCCAGAAGTTCGTTTGGCTGCTGATAGTAAAGCTTCTGGTCGTTGGGACACTGCCTCTGGCGGGATGTACTATGCGGTGGGAGTCGGCTCCAACCTCGCGGGTCGTGGTGGAGACTTGGTAATCATAGATGATCCTCATTCTGAGCAGACGGCGATGTCCGCGAACGGTTTTGATGATGCTTGGGATTGGTACACAGGGGGCCCCCGACAGAGGCTCCAGCCGGGTGGTAGTATAGTTTTGGTTCAGACCCGGTGGTCCGAAAAGGACATGACAGGTCAACTGCTCCGTGCAATGGCTAAAGATCCGTTAGCCGATCAGTGGGAAGTTGTAGAGCTCCCTGCCATTTTTGATGATGAAACGCCGTGTTGGCCGGAGTTCTGGTCCCTTGAAGATCTGACCGCGGTCAAAGCATCAATCCCGCCAAGCAAGTGGAACGCCCAGTATCAGCAAAACCCTACAGGCGAAGAGAACGCCATCATACGTAGGGAGTGGTGGAACAAATGGGAAAAGGAGAAAGTTCCCAACCTTGAGTTTGTAATCCAGAGTTATGACACGGCGTTTAGTAAACGAGAGACTGCGGACTATTCTGCCATCACGACGTGGGGTGTGTTTCGGCCTGAAGAGGATGGAGGGGCCCCCGCTTTGATACTTTTGGACAGCCAGAAGGGACGGTGGGACTTTCCAGAATTAAAAGAGATCGCGTTAGAGCAGTATAAGTATTGGGACCCCGACACCGTCATCGTAGAAGCAAAGGCGTCCGGTCTGCCCTTGACCCACGAGTTACGAAACATGGGAATACCTGTTGTTAACTTTACGCCGAGCAAGGGTAATGATAAGGTGACCAGAGTTCACTCTGTGTCGCCACTTTTTGAGGCCGGTATGGTTTGGGCCCCTGATACGACTTTTGCGGAAGAGTTGATTGAAGAAGTGGCAGCGTTCCCGAATGGGGAGTATGACGACTTGGTTGATAGTATGACACAGGCATTGATGCGTTACCGGCAGGGTAACTTTGTACAACTGCCCACAGATGACTGGGATGACGAAGACGTTCACGTGCAGGTTAAGGCATACTATTAATGACTGACGAACGGGAAGTATACAGAGGGTTTCTTCCGGGCGAGTCTACGGCGGGGGACATTCCTGTTCTGGGGCCCGTTATAAGTGCGTTAGCTCCTATAGAGCGCGATGTCATCACTCCGCCAAAAACCACATACACTGAAGACATGGGCTTGCGATACGCGACCAACACACCGGGAGAGTATGGAGAACCTCGTTTGGGCACTCCTGCCGTTGTTCAGGGTGGCATAGATTTTTTCCGTCAGTTTATAGACGATCCTAAAGCAATGGCCTCTGCCATTGGTGAAGGCATTGCATCTATACCGGAACAACAGATGCTTGGCGCACAAGCTATGATGCGGGGTGCAGATTACACTTACGACCCTGAAACGGGCGAAGAATATACGTATGATCCGTTACTTTTGCCTGCTGCAACAGCGGTTGGTACAGCTACTAGCATAGCGCGGGTCGCGGACGACGGCTCTACGGTTCTTGGGATTATGGGCGGTCGCATGTCGAAGGATGGCCCTAGCAAGTTTAGTGAAGCTCGTGCCTTGAGATCCGCAGGAAAATCAAAGCAAGAGATTTTTGATGAGATCGGTGCATATTTTGATGACGATATTTTTATTGGTGATATAAACGCTTTTCGTGTTGAAATACCCACAGGAGATTCTCGCCTCAAAGGTGTTCCCGAAAAAATAGAAGAAAGCACGTCCTCTAAAAAAGGTGGATTATTCAAACGTGATGTAGAGGGTCAATATCTATATCAAGATAAAGAAAATGCCGTTTTTGGTTTAAGGCCAGACGTTGCTATTATGAGACAGACTGAAGACGGGTATTTTGTCGATAGTAAAATACAAAATCCTGAATACGAGGCTTTTGTTCAGTCTAAAGTAAAAGGAGAAAAGGTTCCCGGATCTCGTCCTTCAATTCTTAAAGACAGGCCCGTCCCAACTCTTTCTGAAATTTTAGACTTTCCAAAACTGTATGAGCAGTATCCTCAACTTCGGGATATTCCGGTAATTAGGTTAGATGGTTCTGGAGCTCTTTACGCACATGTGGGTCTTAATAATCGTCCAACTATTGCTGTAGGTTATAGTTTTAATCCCAAAACATTTCAGTCCTCTTTACTACATGAAGTTCAACACGCTGTTCAGCACATAGAAAGTTTTCCGCAGGGGGCTAGTGGAAAAAGTATTATGGAAGCCTTAGACGATGAGCTAGGTGGTAACGTAGACAAAGACTTTTTAAAGAGCGTTGCTTTTCCTGCTTATGAAAGTGTTTACGGCGAAGTAGAGGCGAGGCTCGTGCAGCGTAGGTTTGAAAACCCGGAAGAAGCTAAAATAGACCCTGTTACTATTCGTCGAAAAGAGGCCCCCGATAATGATCTTAATATCACAGAGCAAGAGGCAGTTGAAGCGGCGGCGGATATGGTGCGAGAGGGGTTAGAGTATGGAGATTATTCTATAAAAGAAGTTTATCCAGATGCTTTTAAAAAAGAAGGCGGTGTAATAACACTGGCCGACGTAGCGCGGAACACGGGCCGCGGACCACGGGGCGTGGCTAGTCTAGCCCTCGTTGCTAGAAATATGAATCGTCCTATGGTAAGTTAGCCTCAAAGGAGACGTTAAATGGCACGTAAACCGATTGTAGGAATGATGGACAACGTCCCTTCGCAGTTGGACATGGAGGACTTGGCGGCTGAAGTAGAACTTGAGCTTCCGGGTAGCATGGACGACAACGTCGTGGCCTTTGAGGGCATGGCAGAAGGCATGGACATTGAGATCCTGCCGGATGATGACGGTGGAGTGACCATTGATTTTGATCCACAGGACCAGCGTGGTGGCGGCGACGATTTTTACATGAACCTCGCAGAGGAGATGCCGGATCGCGAGTTGTCTCGCATAGCCGGAGAATTGTTGTCGGAGTTTGATGCTAACAAATCAGGTAGACAGGAGTGGGAAGATGCTTACGCCAACGGTTTGGAGCTTCTTGGTTTTTCCTACGAAGAAAGAGCGCAGCCGTTCAGAGGAGCTTCCGGAGTTACGCATCCCCTGCTTGCAGAGGCAGCTACACAATTCCAAGCACAAGCCTTTAACGAGTTGCTGCCAGCTTCGGGACCAGTGCGTACTGCGGTCTTAGGAGCAGAAACAAGGGAGAAAGAGCAGCAGGCGATTAGGGTAAAGCAGTTTATGAACTACTACATCACCAACGTGATGGAGGAGTACACGCCTGAACTTGACCAAATGCTGTTTTTCTTGCCATTAGCAGGGTCCACATTCAAAAAAGTTTACTATGACGAAACAAGGGGCCGTGCGGTAAGCAAGTTTATACCAGCCGAACACCTCGTTGTGCCTTATGAAACGTCAGATTTGGAGACATGTCCTAATATTACGCAAGTAATTCGCATGTCATTGAACGATCTTCGCAAGAAACAGGTGTCTGGGTTTTATCTAGACATACCAGTATTACCTTCGCAGAGCGACGCGGGGTCAGTGGGCGACGAAATACAGCGCATTGACGGTGTTACACCCTCTCAGATTGACTATGACTGCACGATTTTGGAGTGTCACGTCGATTTGGACCTTGAAGGGTATGAAGATGAGGACGAAGACGGTGAACCTACGGGTATAAAGATACCATATGTAGTTACAATCAGTCAGGACAACGGCCAGATACTGTCAATCAGGCGTAATTATCGTGAAGAAGACGAAGAAAAGCGCAAAATACAATATTTTGTGCATTATAAGTTTCTTCCGGGCTTTGGTTTTTATGGTTTGGGCTTAATTCACACGATTGGTGGGCTTTCGCGCACTGCAACAGCGGCACTTCGCCAGCTAATCGACGCTGGAACGCTTTCTAACCTTCCAGCAGGCTTCAAAGCCCGCGGACTACGGATCAGGGACGACGATGACCCGCTACAACCCGGTGAATTTAGGGATGTGGACGCTCCGGGCGGTGCTATTCGTGACAGTTTGATGCCTTTGCCCTTCAAAGGGCCGGATCAGACCTTGTTTAACTTGCTAGGGTTTGTGGTTCAGGCTGGTCAAAGGTTTGCAACGATTACAGACTTGAAAGTGGGCGATGGAAACCAGCAGGCTGCGGTTGGCACAACCATTGCGATGCTGGAACAGGGCTCTCGTGTGATGAGCGCGGTACACAAACGTCTGCACTATGCCATGCGTTTAGAGTTCAAGATGCTTGCACGAGTGATGTCGGAGAGTTTGCCACAGGAATATCCGTATTCTGTAGAGGGTGCAGAGTCTTCCATCATGGCTAGTGATTTTGATGACAGGATTGATGTAATCCCTGTATCTGATCCGAATGTGTTTAGCCAAGCTCAAAGGATTGCTTTGGCTCAGACCAAGCTGCAACTGGCCGGTGCGGCACCTGAATTGCACAACATGCCAGAAGTATACAAAGACATGTACGAGGCTCTAGGTGTGAAAGACACTGACCGCATCATGCGAAGTGTGCCTGATGACGAGCCAACACCTAAAGATCCGGCACAAGAGAACATTGACTCAATGGACATGGTGCCCTTGCAGGCATTTGAGGGTCAGGAGCATGAGGCGCATATCATGGCACATATGGTGTTTGGCTCTACTCCGATGGTTGCAGGTATGCCAGCTATCGCTATGGAATTACAAAAACATATCATGGAACACGTTAAAATAGCTGCACAAGAGCAGGCCATGCAGCAGATGTCTCAGCAGATGCCGCAAGCTGCGGGAGAAGAGGCCACGCTTGCGATGGACGCTTTGGTAGCTCAGTTTGTTTCTCAAGGTATGCAGATGGTCAAGCAGATGTCTCAGCAGGTATCAGGCCAAGGGCCGGATCCGTTGGTCAAGCTCAAAGAGCAGGAGCTTCAGATACGGGCGCAGTCTGAGCAGGCTGACGCACAGCTTGATGCTGCCAAACT